CGATTCTGTTATCCAAATGACTTACTTGGAGAAATTAACTATCGAGGTAAAAATAAAGAAGAACGTCTTAACTACCAAGAAAAGGTAATTGATAAGTATCGTGAAAATTTTGAAAAGATTTATAGTGCTTGGAGTTTTGATCGTGGTATTTCTGCATGGCAGTATTTTTATCAATGGTTAATTGAGGGCCATTTGGCTTTTGAGATTATTTATGATAACTTAACAAATCCAAAAGATATTATTGGATTTAAAGAATTAGATCCATCTACTCTTTATCCTGAAGTTAAAAAAGATGCGGCAGGTTTGATTTATCTACAATGGGCACAGCGTGATCCATTAAATAAAATGAATCGCACATTAACTGACTCTCAAATAATCTATATTTCATACTCAAATGAATTCAGAACAAAGCGGGTAAGTTTTGTTGAACGTCTAGTTAGATCATTTAATCTACTTCGTTTAATTGAACACTCTAAAGTTATTTGGCATACAATGAATGCGCCAATCCGCTTAAAGACTACCGTGCCAGTTGGAACAAAATCAATGCAAAAAGCAAAAGAAGACGTTAGGGAATTTACAAATACCCTAAAAGAAGATATTTCATTTGACGGTTCTACTGGAGAATTAAGTGTTGATGGAAAACCTAATATTCTATTCTATAAAAATTACGTTCTTCCAGTAAATGATCGTGGAGAGAAAATTGAGATTGAAGCTCTTGAATATCCTGGACCAAATTTATCAGGTTCAGAATTATTAAAGTACTTTCATGATAAATTAAAGCTTGATTCTAAATTACCTTATTCACGTTGGTCTGAAGGTCAAGGTGCATATACTATGAATGCTGAAGGTATTTCACGCGAAGAGATTAGATACAATAAATTTGTAAAACGGTTACGCTCTGCCTATAAAGAACTTATTACAAAACCTCTTTATTTACAAATGTGTTTGGATGTTAAAGATCTTAAAGCCGATCACAAATTTGCAAATGCCGTTGGTATGGTATGGCATGATGATAATGTGTTTGAAGAAATCAAGAATCAAGAATTATTGAATAAGCGTCTTGCAACCTTAAATTCAATGAAAGCTGTAGTTGACGATGAAAACAAACCGTATTTCTCAACAGAGTACCTAATTAAGGAATACTTAAAACTAAGTGATGAAGATATTGACAAGAATCGTAATTACTTAGCTGCCTTTGGCCAAGCAGCAGAAGCTGCGGCTGGTGGAGGTGGAGCTGCTGCTGCTGGTGGTGGAGCACCTGCTGCTCCAGCTGGAGAAACTGCCCCAACTGGTGAAACCTCTTCTGAAGTTGGAACTAAAGGACAACTTTAATTTTAATATAGATGACTCAAAAAGTAACAGTAACTGGTGGAGCAGGTTTTATCGGCTCTCACCTAGTTGATCTTCTCTTACAGGAAGGTTATGTAGTAACCGTAATAGACGATTTGTCTAGTGGAAAACGTTCAAATTTACCTAAGGGCAAAGTTGATCTTAGGGTCTATGATATTGCAGATGATCCCAAGAAGATTGCTACCATCATTAAAGGTTCTGAATGTGTATTCCATTTAGCAGCATTAACCTCAGTACAGGGATCATTAGAGGATCCTAAACCTTATAACCAAGTTAATATTACTGGTACAGTTAATATGCTTGAAGCATGCAGAATCGCTGAGGTTAAAAAATTCGTATTTAGTTCATCAAGCTCAGTATATGGAAATACTTTGATTACGCCTACTTCTGAACAAGTTGAACCTGATCCAATTTCACCATATGCTTTAAGTAAACAAGTTGGTGAACAGTATTGTAAGTTATATTCGCATAATTATGGAATAGTTACAACCTGTTTAAGATATTTTAATGTATTTGGAGAAAGAACCAATCCAAAAAGTTCATACCGGTCGATTATTCCAATCTTTTTAGAAAATTCTAAACTCGGTAAAAAATTACCGATTGTAAATGACGGTAATCAAACCAGAGACTTTATTCACGTTAAAGACGTTGCCATAGCTAACTTTTTAGCAATGTCATCTAAATTTCTGCACTCAGTTATTAATATAGGCTCAGGAAAATCTCTTAGCGTTAATCAAATTGCAGCGATGCTAGGCGGAAAGACTGAATCGATTGGTTTTAGGCTTGAACCAAAGGCAAGTCTTGCAAATATTGATAGAGCAGATTCAATATTATCTTGGAAACCTGAGACTGATTTTGAAACTTGGATTAGCGGTCAAAATAAATAACTCTAATTAAAAATACTACTATCGAATGGATAAATTTATTAACTGGGGTGAAGAAACTCCTGATCAAAAAGTGGCTCGTCTTAAATATGAAGAAGAAATGCGAGAACTTGCAATTAATAAACATATAATGGAAGCCCGTCAGGCTGGTAATCAAGCTGCAAATGCAGCGGCCGCTGCTGGTGGTGGAGGTGGACAAATAACTACAACAACTACAACCGCTGCTCCGACTACCACAACTACAACCGCTGCTCCTACTACCACAACTACAACCGCTGCTCCTACTACAACAACTACAACAGCTGCTGCAACTACAACAACTACAACTAGTGTACCGGGTATTGACTTTACAATTGAATGGTGGATTAAAGTTACAAGTTGGGCTACTCCTACTGGACATCCACGACCATATTCATTGGGAGCATTCCCTGCACCAAATGCCGTTTCAATTGAACAAACTGGAGGTCACGTTTATTGGTGGACTGGCGGAGGTTATAAAGTTGATAAAGGCTCATTAGCTCTAGCTACTAATACATGGCATCATATGGCAGTAACTCGATCAAACGGAAGTCTTTCACTTTATATAAATGGTACACGTGAAGCAACTGGAACATGGAATGCCGCAATTCCGTCTAATTCTAATGTTTTATATATTGGAGCAGAGCCAGGGCCAGATAGTCAAGTTAAAGGTAAAATGACTAACTTTAGATGGACTGCTCGATCTCTTTATTCTGGATCGTCATTCAGCGTTCCAACTTCTCCATTAACAGCGGTTGATGATACTAAATTCTTAATGCTTGCAACAGCTAGTGGAAGTTTAACAACTGATTCATCTACGTTTGCTCGAACAATTACCAATGTTGGTTCAGCTGCTTGGAGTTCAGACTCTCCATTCACAAGCGGTGGAGGTAGTGTTAACTTTGATGGTACCAGCTACTTCACTGTTCCGGCATCAACTGATTGGGACCTATAACCAATTATTACATTTTAATATAAACAAGAAAAGCGAAGATAACTCTTCGCTTTTTTATTAGGTCTAACCAGTAATTAAAGGTCAAACATTGTTGCAAATGCAGATTTACCATCTACTTTAATATCTAGGCCCAATCCAACTTTATATGGATCACCAATATCTTCCATTGTAAATCCAGCAGCAGTTATCTTATACGGTTTAGAAAAAAGCACATATTCATTAATTTGGTCATTTGCATCTTTTTCCATAGGTTCAAGACTTGAAAATTCAAATTCAAAAAGATATTTTTCAGCATTAAATCCAATATCTTCACCTAATACTTCACCTGGTCTGGTTAGTAATACCATACGTACCTGCTGAAGCGCATTTTCAATCGAGTCATTTGATTCAAATACCCCTTCTTGATAATTTGGATCGCCTGGTGCTCTTAAATAAAGGTCTTTTCCTACTGGTTGAATCATATATTAATTACCATCTTGCAAAGTACAAGAAGTCGGCAGTATTTTCAGTTTTCATCATCTCCATAACTCCAGCTAATTCAGCTTCGGCTTTGGTTACTAAGTTTGCATAATTAGGTTTTATTCCACCTGGTAAATTATAGTCAAAGGTTGTAAGTAGATCACCAAGTCTCAATTTAGCTTTTGCTCTAACGTATCTTTGAAATACCTCATCATTGTATAGATCATCAGCTGGAATCTTTTTAGCAATATGAACTACCATTTGAGAACCCTTTGGAGTTCTTCCAAGAATTGCTAATTTTCGGGTATTTTTATTATAGTCGTATGCAAATGTATCAATTGTAAAACCTTTAACCAGGTCTAGAAAAGAAAATATAACAGTACGATACATAATTGACTCTCCAATAAATGGAGTTAGGAACATTTCTGATCCAATAAATTTATTATCCGCAAAGTCTAAATCCATTGTCCCAAACATTGATGCTCCACCCTTTGCTTCCATTACATTATGTACAAATCCTACACAATCAGGTAATTGAATTGAACGGTCAACTTTAAATGCTGGATTTGTAAATACGTTATTCGGTATTAGTAAATATCTTGGCTCAACTGCATGTTTCCAGTTATCGTAAAAATATCTTTCAGCGATTGTAATAATACGCTTAATCTCTTGTTCAGGAATTGAATACGGCAATGCTTTAGCAAATGTCAATTCATTCTGTACATCTAATATTAATTCGTCTAAAGTCATTTAGTTAATTTTTTTATTTTGTTGCAGTAGTTGCTACTTTCGCAGCATCTTCACTAGCCTTAGTTAATGTTGCAATTTGAGCATCCATATCCCTTTTCTTTTGTAAATAACCTGTATCAGTCTGGCTTAATTTAGATAATTGCAGTTTAAGATCATCAATTTTAACTTGAGTATCTTCAATTACACCTTCCATTACTGGAGTCTTGACTGTTTTTGAATAGTCAGGCACGGTAATTTTAGGATGAGTTAAGTCAGCTCTTTTTACTTGGTCTATTGACTTTTCCTTTTTAACTGGATCTGCTGCTTTTACGCTAGTTGCAGTTTTTGGGTCACTAAGTTTTCCACCAGTTTTAAAGTCTTTGAAATTTAAAATTTTGTTACTCATAGTAATTGTTTTTTGTTATTTATCAATTTCTGGATCGCCTTGGTATTTACCAGAATGGAATTCCTCAAACTTAAGAACTTTATAGCTCTTTGGGTTTGCGCCAAGCGGTGTTGAGTTAGCTGTCATATCACGTCTAGAAATAGGTTGACTTGATAACCAGAATGTCGGTATTCCACCCATACTGATTCCAGTAGGGCTGGGTTGAATATTCCGGTCAGTTTGTTGATTAAACGAACTTGCAGGAACCGTAACTTCACCAGATGACATTTTTGAATTGTGCATATCCATAGGATTATTTATTCCCGTTCCAGCCTAAATAAAAAAAGCCCGATAAACGGGCTTTTAATTTAAAATAATTAGAGCTATTAATAATAAAGCCCAGCAGTATCGTCTTCATCACGTATTGGATGTCTGCGCCTTAATTCATTACTTTGGCTATCTGGATCCTGTGACATTCCTTCTGCTTTGCACTTTTTGCATTTATGACCTGGGTAACCATCGTATTTAGTTCCGCAGTTTTTACATGAATATATTCCTCTAGGAGTAGGATTTGCTATTTCTGGATCGTTTGCAAAGTCTGCATTTGCTGCAAGCTTTGCCTCTCTGTCCAAACCTCTTAATTTTCGGTTAGGGTAATATTGATTAGCCGTTAAGTCTTCCTCTGACTCTTCTACTGGTACACTAGCAGCAGCTTCCATCATGCACTCAGTCATATATGAACCACATTCGTTTAAATAGTTTTCGTAAGTATGCATTGGGTCAGCATCTTCATCACATCTTTGAGCTTCTTGAATTAACATTTCTTCGCATAGTGCTTTTATTGCTCTTTTAGCTTCTTCTGACATTGCTAGATTGTAACCTTCTTCCATAGGAGTCCAGCACTCATTTACAAAACCTTCAAAAGTTTCAGCAACTTTACCTTCAGTATCTTTTTTAGACTTTTTAGATTTATTAAGTAATTTAAAATCTTCTGAATCAATTTTACCGTTATGATTCTTATCTAATTTTACCTGTTTGCCCTTAAGTTTTTCATCAACTTCTTCAGTTTCTACATATTCAACCTCTACTGGAATAGAATATTCATGTTCACCGTGTTGAGCAGTTAACATTCCTTCTCCATCATAATTAAATTGAAGCTCTAATTCTTCGCCGCTTTTAGTTCTAATTACAATCATTGCATGGTCATCTCCGTGGCCAGACATAGATACTATTGTTGGTTGCATTTCATCATCCTGGTGTTCCTCTTGGATGTGAGGGTTTGAACCTATTCTATCATCAGGTTTATTCATGAACTTAGGTAGTTTATTTTTACCAAATTTTCCCATTGTGTATGGATATTTTTAATTATTTATCTGGACACTCTACTGAAACTACGCCCTTTTGTGAAACTGCTATACCTGCACAGACATTAGCAAATTGAATAGCTTGGATAATATCATTACTTTTTAGATATTCAACCACCAAGCCAGCAATAAAGCTATCACCAGCACCAGATACGTCCTTTACTTCAGTTGGGTTAAGCGGATATACTTGAGTTCCGTTCCATTTGGCGCCTTCTGCTCCAAGCGTAATAATTAGCTTATCCATACTACCCTTAATGAAGTCCTTATTGTGTGCTGGATTCTCAAACTCTTTTTTATTAATCTTAATAAAATTAAAATCATTAGCCCACCAGCCTAGAGGTTTTTTAGTATCAATAAAACTTAATTTAGCGTGGCGTGCAATCTTTTCTAAGGTTTCTTCAGTTAGAAAACCTTTATTATAGTCAGAAACTACTACAATATCAGCGGATGTAATTTGATATAAAATTTCCGAATCAAGCGAACCAATTGTAAGTGGTTCAACTGGTCCATCATTATCTACCCGTAATAGAATATAGTTTGAATTAATATCTACAAATCGGTGTTTGGTAATTTTTCCATTTGCTTGACCTATAAAATCAACATCAATTTCCCAATTTCCAGCAATGCTTCTGATATTACCGTATACATTACTTGCCATTCCACCATTGGTTTCAATATGATCTGATTGAAAAATTGGAGTTGGGGCTTCAGGATTAAGTCGGGTACATTTACCATATTCAAATATGTCAATACAGGCTTCGCCTATTACAAGAATTTTTTTCATGCTATTAAATTATTTTTGACTGTCGCCTTTCCACACGCGATATGAATCTTCATCCATATGAGTTGTTGAGACCTCAAATATTTCTCCATCAGATAGTGCTTCAATTTGATGAGGTTGCCCAGGTAACTGACGAACTACATCGCCTACCGTAAGAGTCTGCTCTTGAACTTCAGCAGTTTCAGTATCAATCCATCTGTATATGAATGCTCCCGTGTTAACGTACCAAGTTTCATCCTTAAGCAAATGATAGTGCATTGAGAATTTACAACCTTCGTTAAATTGTAAAATCTTGCCACAGTACTTATCATTATTTTCAATTATAATTTCTCTGCCCCAACCTTTTGGAACTTCACAACCTTTGCAAACTGTTGGTTTAATTTGATGACCCATCTTCTTTTGATTTTTTTAAATATTCTAAATATGCTGGAACTCCAGTATCAATTGTCCATAAAGGTGTCCAGCCAGGTAACCATTCATTTTTGTTACTTATTGTAAAAAATTGATATCCGCTAGGAATTATTGAGTCCTCAGTGTATTCAAATGGTATTTGCATCAATTGCATAACTTCTTCAAAAGATCTTGACTCTCCGCTGCCTACATCAAAATGATTGCCTGCAAATTGCTCGTAATTCTCAAGTGCATGTAAGTTTGCAGAAACAATATCATCAACATAAACAAAATCTCTAGTTGGTTTCTTTGGAAACAATATTACCCTTTCTTCAGCTTGCCTTTTTAACCATGATTGATATGCAACTGATGCCATTTTGCCTTTATGTTCTTCACCAGGTCCATACACATTAAAATATCTAAGTGCAATTCCGCCCTTTGCTTTTACTATATCTTCAGCTGCATATTTGCTCCAGCCATATAGGTTAGATGGGTTCTTTCCATTAACCCCATAGTTTGCAGCAGATGATGAATAGATCATTTTACAATTTGCCATATAACAATATTCAGATAATATTTTAGTGGCTTCATAATTAAGATTCATCATGTAATTT